ATAAATTAATAAATGAAAAACTTTGCAATTAAAAAAATAAGACCATTAAAATTAAATATGTGGACATGATGTTAATATTTATGGTACTATTATTTTGGAGGTGATGTTTATGTCAGAAAAAAGAACAAATATGATGAAAGTAATGATGACTGACAAAGAAAAAGAGAAAGTTCTTAATAAAGTAGAAGAACTTAAGTCTGAAGAAAATGCTAAAAAAATAAATGCGAGTGATTTAATTAGAGCATGTATAAAAAATTGGATTGCAGCTCAAGAGAAAATAAAAGATGGTAATTCAATGTGCTTTATTCCAGTATCAAAAGAAATAATAGATAACAAAAGAGCCATGTTGGAACTTGAAGATTTATCTAAAGATGAAAATATTTCATTGCATACTAGAAAAATTTTACATGAAATGGCTGAATCTATGGAATGGAAAGTCCTTTTTCAACTAAAAGAAAAGTATCCTGATTATAATGGATTCTTCAATATGTCTAGTTTAGAGGAAGATATTTAGAAAACATATAGTATGAATCTTAAATCTAGAAAATATTAGTAAAGGAGGATAATTTTATGAATAAAAAAATGAGAGAGCTATACTTAAAAATAGAGCAAAAAACATTGATGGCGAAAGGATTTCTGGAAGAAGGAGAAAATAAAGATTTAACAAAAGCTGAATCTTTATTAAATGAAGTTGATGTATTAAAAAAGGAATTTGAGTTAGAAAAAAAAAGATTTGAACTAGAAAAAGAAGAAAATACTCCAAGTGATAAAGATCTTAGTAAAAAGTATGGTGTAGATTCAAAAAATACTTTTAGAATTACAGACAAGGCAATATATCCAGGAGAAAGATATAAAAGAAGTTTTTATGAAAGTGAAAAAAATTTAGATTTTGGTAAATTGATTAAAGGAATGGTAAAAGGTAACTGGCAAGATGCAGAAAATGAGAGAGATTATATATCAAAGAATATGACTGCAACTGGAAGTGTTCTTATACCTGATGTTCTAGCTGACCAATTTATAGATGTTGCAAGAACAAAATCTGCTCTATTCGGAAATATTCCTGTTGTTCAAATGCCAGAAAATAATTTGACTGTAGCTATTCAGACTGGAGATGCCTCTGCAAGCTTTGTTAAAGAAGGGGAGTTAATTCCTGACTCAGAGCCAATATTTGACAAAGTTTCATTGCTTGGAAAAACACTTGCAATATATGTTCCTGTTTCAGAGCAATTACTAGATAGTGCTCCAAATATAAGTGAACAACTTGTTCATTCTGTAACACAAGCAATAGCTCTTGAACTAGATAAAGCAATGTTATATGGCAACGGTGTTACACCTACTAAAGAAGAGATAAAAGGTCTTTCTAATATATCTTCTATTAATAAAACTTCTATATCTATGCAAAATGGCATTAATTATGACTTTGTTGTTGCAGGAACTTCACCAATTAGGAGAGCTAACATATTGCCAACTAATATAGTTTATAATACATCATTTGCAGATGAATTAAGTCTTTTAAAAACGGCAGATGGACTTTACATGGACAGACCTGCTTTTTGTGATAAGTATGTTTTTGGTGAAAGTAATAATATAAAAGATAATCAGGCTCTATGTTATGATGTCAATTCATTGTTATTAGGAATACATACTGATATTAGAATGGATTGGGGATATATAAATGATGATTTCAAAAGAATTCAAAAAGGTTTAAGAGTTTATCTAAGAGCTGATTTTGTTCCAGTAAGACCTAAAGGCGTAAGTTTAGTTACTATAACTAGATAAAAAAATAAGACTAAATTAATTAGTCTTGCAAAATAAAAATATAAATAAAAAATTTCAACTTAAAATATTATAGCAAAATAAGAGTCGATTAGAAATAATTCTAGTCGGCTTTTATTAAACAATTTTTGAAAACATAACCTTTTTAAGCAGATGTAAGGTTTTTATATAAAAGATATTCAAAGTATTGAAATAACTTAAATACAGAAAAATAAAAAACTTAACAGTTTATGTATTATGTAAGGTTTTAGAGGTGAGAACATGAACGCAGTCCAACCAATTAGAGATAAGGAAAAGATACAAGAGATCCTTAGGTTTCTGAGAGAATGGAACTATAAATATTATCTAATGTTCTTAATGGGAATAAGGTCGGGATTAAGAATATCAGATATATTAAAACTTAAAGTTAAAGATGTAAGAGAAGCTAATGGAAGTATTAGAACTCATTTAGTGACTAAAGAGAAGAAAACAAGTAAGAGGAAAAGAATTAAGTTGCATAGTGAAATTAAGAAAGCATTAGCTGAATACATAGTAAATAAAGATGATGAAGCTTATCTAATTAAATCAAATAAGAAAGATAAGTTTAAGGATAATAAACCATTATCAAGACAAAGAGCATGGGAAGTAATGAAAGTTGCATCAGAGTTTGCAGGACTTAATGAGATAGGTTGCCATACATTAAGAAAGACCTTTGGTTATCATTATTATCAACAAACTAAAGATATAGCTTTATTGATGTATTTATTTAATCATTCTAAATCTGAAATAACATTAAGATATATAGGAATAACTGATGATATGATGGATAAAGCATTTGATAGCATAGACTACTAAAATCAATTCTAAGAAGGTAAATATATTTAATGACCTAGATATCGAGAATAAAAATATAATTCATAAGAAAAGCCCTCAGACCCTAGGGGGTAGGTAAAAAAGTTTTTCGACTTTAGGGAATAACGATACAAGGGGAGTTCTTTGTAGAAAAAACTCCCCACGAAAATTTTAATAAATTTAATAAGATTTATAAGTTTAATATTATATTAAACTTAAGCATTTTAAAATGTTTAGACCATTTTCACTTAATTAAAAAAATAAAAAATAATTGATAAAAATAATATAAAAAATAAATATTTTTATTACTATAAAAACACATTGGAGCGATATATGGGAAATAAATACAACAAGTTTATACCTAAATTAGCAATAGTATACGAAATACAAATTGACATAGATTTTAACACTTATATTTTTATAGGACATACTTTTGATTTATTAAAAACTAAGGAAGAAGTTATACATAAGTTAAAAAATAATATTCATGAATGTAAAAAACTACAAGATAAATTTAATGAATTAATGATAAACAAGCCAGAGATCCTGGGGCTACATTTAAGATTTGAAACATTACAAGGATTAAGACCTAGTTATTATCCTAAAAATGTACTTCCGTTACTCATGGAACAGCTAGAAAAATCTTTTATAAACACTATCTACCAGGAATATAAAAGCAAAGGTAAAGAATACTTACTATTAAATTAAAAAGGAGGCATAATTGTATGAATGAATATCTAGAGCTTATAGAAGAGCATGACAGAGATGACGCTTTGTGTTTGAAATGTTTAGCTGTAACAGATTTTTATGATTTTGAAATAATTAACGGTAATGATTATATACTTTGGAAGTGTCCAAGATGCAAAAGTATAAGTAAATCATCTTTATCACCTATTTGATAAAAAAATAAATATTATAGAAATTTTTATAAAAATATACCACCTCTTAAATTCGATTTTAAGGGGTTTTAATGAGCACTTTGATAACTGAATACCTTAAAAATAGAGTGTTAAGGACAAAAAACTAATAACAAAAAAGAAAATATTGCCAATTTATGTATGGAAGGGTTATACTAATATAGTAATAAAAAACAAAATAAAAAAGCCTTAAATTTTACAAGTATCTTCAATGTGGTGGAACACCTTGAAAATATTAAACGTACCAACTGGTGGAACAGTTAGTAAGAGTTATGTAAAATCTAAAGCCATCATATATTTATTATACTTAGATTATATCATTTTTCAAGTCTAAATATAAATATAGATAATTTTAGAGTATACAAGCCTTAACTAACGGAAACAGTTAAGGCTTTTTTTAATTCTAAAATTATCTATATAAGGAGATTGAAAAAATGAAAAAGTATCAAGAACCAAACTATAATATTGATGGAGTAGACTTAAATATTTATACGGTAAAAAGAGATGATGACATAGAATATTATGCTGATAGATTAGATTATTTAAAAGAGTTTCATAAAGATAAATACAATATGATAGCAATGATTATAGAAATGACTTCGATTATTGAACATGATGTTATTACTTGTAATGATAAAAATATGTTAATTAGTAAAATTTCAAGAATGGAAAGTAAAAAAAATATAAAAGTTATAAAAAATATAGTGAGCACATTTGATAAATAGATATGACGGGGGAAGTGATTAACTAATGACAAATATAGATAAATTATTTATAGCAACAGATGAAATAATAAATCATGCAAAATATGAAGCTAATAAAATAATAAATATAAATAAATATATATCTGAATTTAATAGCGGTGTTATAAATGCTATTGCAGGAGCTAAGGGTGGGGAAACTCACCTTTTAATAGCACCTACAGGAAGTGGAAAAACATACTCTATAATAAATATATTAAAGCAATTTGATTATAAAGCAATTTTTATATTGCCTAATAGTGCAAATGTTGAGCAAGCAATGCACGAATATGATATACAAGGAGCTTATGACAACTTATGCCCTTTAAATGCAATAAATAATGGGAATGTTGTTGTAATGACATGGGACAAGGTTTCAAAGCTAACAGAAGCCGATTTAAGCGACCACATAATAATCATTGACGAAATACATCAAACATATACAGATACATACCGTAAAAAGGCAATAAAAGGCTTATATGACGTATGTAAAAAATTCAAGGGTAGAATAGATATAACAGCTACGCCTAATAAATTAAATTTTGAGATATATGACTATATAACTGAATATAAACAAAATAGTCAAATTAAATATAATGTTAAATTATATAACGGTACAGACACAAAGGCTATTATAGACATTTTAAACAAGTCAAATAATGGAGCATTTCTAATGAATGATACTAAAGAGTTAAAATATATTTCTTGTATGCTAAATAAAAAATCTGATGTTATAACAGCAGATACAAAAGTAAATAGTAAATTATATGATGAAATCATGACTAAAAGTCATATGGGAGATTTTGAAGCTCTTTTAAATACAACAACAATAGTTGCAGGTGTTAATATTAAAAATCCTAACATATCAGATATAATCCTTGTAGGAATAAAAGATATTGGTACAATAAAGCAATATGTGGCAAGATTTAGAGAGCTTGAAACAGTCAATGTACATATATTTAATGATTACAAAGAAGAATGTAAAATATATGATGTAGAGTGGTTAGTATCTGAAAACATAAAAAAGGCTAGTATCTTAAAAGATGCTTATAATTTAGTTTGTAATGGAAATACAGAGTTTTCAACTCTAGGATTAAATATAAACCCTATAAACTTAGATACAAATATATACTTCAATAAAAATACTAATAGCTATGAAGTTGATACTATATATATAAAAAGTCAAGTTTATAAAAAATACTACAATTCAAGAACTCTAGAAAATTTTAAATATTTACTAGAAGAATATTTCAATGATATAGAGATTATATACGATTTAAAAATATGTGAAGAAACTTTAAAAGATAAAACAATGTATAAGCATGATTTAAAGAAAGCTAAAGAAGAAGCTATAAGCGAACTAGAAAAACATAAAGATATATTAGTTGGATATGATGAAATAAAGAAAAATAAAAGAAGCTATAAGTTAATGGAATACCAAAGTACAAATCAACTATCAATGGATCAAGTTCAAAAGGAATATTTAAAACATGGAATACATGACTTAATATTAAATAATTCTTTAAAATCTATGATTAACTTATATAGCAAATATGTTTTAGAAAATAGCTTTAGTTTAGATATAGCTTGGACTTTAGCAAAGAGAAAAAATAATAAAAAGATATTCGCTCAAATAAATACAATTATTTATGATGAGTTAAAACAAGAATTTCCTAATGCTTTTAGAAATGATTATTCTTTAGAGGTTCGTATTTATGAATGGCTTATAAATGAATTCAAAGAAGGTATGAGTTATACTCAAGAACATTTAGAACATCTGTCAGAAGCTTTAAAAATAACATTTGGTGATAACTGGTCATTATCTACTAAAAAAATAAGTGCGCTTTTAAATCAGATTTATAATATTGACAGAGTAAAAATAAATTTAAGTGTCGCAGATAAAAACTATAATTTTTATAAAAATATATTGCCAGGAAGTGCGACAACTAAAAAAAGAATAGATGCTTATACAATTAAATCAAGAATAGAACTTTCAGACATAAAAAAGGAACTTGCAGTAACAAGCTCCGATTTGAGTTTAGAGTTTTCTATCCAAAAAAGAAAAACTAAAATACTTAATCAGCTAGATAAGACTGAAAAAGAAATCTTACTAGAAGGAGTATTTTAAGTTTTCGAGTGTTATTGTGATTTTCGCCGTCCTTTAACACTCTTTTTTTATACGTTATTAGTATATCCATATTTAATATAAAATGCAACTAAATTTTTTTCAATTCATAGATGCCCACAATTTTGTGGAGATATACTTAAAGTGTTTTCATTAATTAATTTGTGAAAATATATTTATAAGTTAATTAATATAGATTTTCATAAATTAATTAATGAATATAAACTGAGATAAATTGCAATTCGAGTAGCGTTCTCCACAATTGTAAACTTCAATAACAAATAAATTATAACTTTTATCCACTACAAGCCACTACAATTTGTAGTAGTATCTATAGTGGGAGGGATATTCTATGAATAAAGAAGAGTTTAAAATGCTTTCATTTACTGATAAGATAAATTATTTTAATAATAAATTAAGGGAGGGGCAAACAGTAATAAGAATTCGTGAAGATATTGGAATAGGTGAAAAGGGATGGCAAAAAGAAGTTAAGAAAAATGGATATAAATATGACACTAAAAGTAAAATATATGTAGAAATTATTTCCACTATAGAAACCACTACAAACAATAAATCTATGAATTTATCTTTAATGGAGCATGAAGAAATTCAAAATTATATTTTAGGAAACTTTGATATTTTAAAAGAAATCATAGAAAAATATAAAACCACTACAACATCCACTACAAATAAGATTATTATAAATTTAGTTGATGATAAACATTTAAACCCAAAGCCAAAAAGTATAAGAATAAATGAGTTTATATATCAAGATTGGCAGAGATTTTGTGAAGAAAATAAACTTTATAGAAAACAAGAGCTAATATCTATGGCTTTAAAAGAATATATGGAAAATCATTCCAATAAGATGATATAATATATTTAACTATTTTAGAAATGAGGTGTTTTATATGGAAAAATGGCAAAATGCTCTTATTGTTGATGTTTTTGAAATTAATCTATCCAAAGATTCTAAAACAATAAAAGAAACTTTTTCTCGTTTATGTGAGCCACTTACTAGATATGATGAAATTGATTTTTATGAAGAAGATTGTTTTTTAGCGGTTAGTGATGTAATTTTTAAATTAACAGTTAGAGCAAATGGAATTAATATATCTAAACGCGATATTGGAGGAATTATTAAATCAGTTTCTTACATTGTAGATGAAAATAAATTTTATGAATATAAGAACATTACTATTGATAAAGTTTATGAAACTGATAGGTTAGAATCAACAGATTTTAATTACGAAGCTATTATTAATAGATTAATGGATATGCTTATTATTCAACCTTAAATTTTAAAAATGAAGGTCAGTTCTGATATAAAAAGTGATATATGTCAAAACTACATACATGAAAAAATAACCACGCCAATTTTGGTGTGGTTATTTTTATTGCCTATTTTAAAGAAATATTTTAACTTTAAAAAATAAATTTATTTTGTTAAAACACTTTAAAAAGTATCATTTTTACCATTCTATATTCTTTCCTAAAATACACCTAGATAAGTAAACGTTGAAATATAGCCATTTATAAGATTTTCAACTATCCGTTAAAGATAGATTTAAGGAGTAGTTGTAATTCATAAATTAATAAATGAAAAAAACTTTGCAATTAAAAAAAATTCATAAATTAATAAATGAAAAACTTTGCAATTAAAAAAATAAGACCATTAAAATTAAATATGTGGACATGATGTTAATATTTATGGTACTATTATTTTGGAGGTGATGTTTATGTCAGAAAAAAG